AAAAAGAATTCGTAAATTAATTCGTCAACGTAAAGAACGTGATGAAGAGATTGAGAAGTTAATACAATCTAATACTCAACTTAAAGGTCAATTAGATGTAAAACAGAATGAAGTAGCTTCTGGTATAAAACAAAATATCGAAATTAGTGAAAAGCAAATTGACGATAAAATAGAATTAGCTAGGGCTGCGTATTTAAATGCATTTGATAGTGGAGATAAGGAACAGCTTTTACAATCACAGGAAATTTTAAATCAAGCACAATTTGAAAAGCATAGAGTTACTGAAGCTAAAACTGCATTAATAGACTATGAGAATAATCAACCAGCGGAGGGTCAACAAAATAGTGAACAACAGACAGGATTTAAACCAGATCCTAAAGCTATGCGTTGGGCTTCAGAAAACGATTGGTTTGGTAAAGATCAGATCATGACTTATGGTGCTTTAGAAATTGACAAGAAATTAAAAATAGAAGGGTATGATCCTTCGGACGATGAATTTTATGAAGAAGTGAATGCTCGACTTCATAAAGAATTTCCACATAAGTTTAAGAATGTGGAAGAAGAGGAAGAGAATTCACAACCCCGTCAGCAGGAAAAGACGTTAGCACCTGCTCAAGTGGTCGCTGGGACATCACGCTCCCCCAGCACTGCCTCTAACCGAAAGGTTAAGTTAAGCCAGGAAGATTTACGTTTGGCTAACAAATGGAAGATACCACTTGAAGTGTACGCCGCCGAAAAGCTTAAGATAGATAAAGCAGAAGGTGAGTACACAAATGTTGTAACCGATAGGCGTGGAGGGTAATAATCATGGCACGTACAGAATCACGTAGTACTGAAGTAAGGGAAAATCAAACACGAGACAGCTATACGCAGGAATATACTTTCGATGAATACGATAATATGTGGTTACCAGACGAGATAACTGAAAGATTCAAAAACGAAGGTATGGTTTTGCGTTGGATACGAATTCAACTTAGAGGTGGAGATGACTACCAGAATGTAGGCAAACGTCTTAAAGATGGATGGGTGTTCGTAACACCGGATGAAGTACCTGAACTAAGTGCAAGTTCCGTCGTGAAGGAAAATGGTCGCTATGCAGGTGCGATTGTTAGGGGAGATGTAGCCCTAGCAAAAATGCCTGAAGGTCGTGCAATAGCGAGGAGAGAGCATTATGAAAATAAGGCTAACGAATTAATGGATGCTGTTGATAATCAATTAATGAGTAAGTCTAATTCTCGTATGCCCATTTATAATAATAGTAAGTCAACTGTGACAAAGGGAAGAAGTCCTCGTTTTCAGGACTGATTCTTTTAGTTATGATTATGAAAGGAGTAACTAACTATGGATACTAAAGTTTCCGTTCTTGGTGGACTCCGACCTGCACGTATGTATGGTTCAGGTGCTAATAGTACTGGTATGGAGACATTGCCTATTGCCAGCGCAGATGCCCGAAATATGTTTAGGGGTGATCTGGTAAAGGTAAGTTTAGGTAATATTGAACCAGTGTCCGCTGCTGCGGATTATGCTATTGGCGTTTTCCACGGTGTGAGTTATACTAAAGATGGCGTTCCTACTTGGTCTAAATATTGGCCTGCTAATACTTCAGCGAGTGATATTCAGGCACAAGTAATAAGTCAAGCAAACGCCACCTTCTATGTAATGGCTGATGCATCGTGTAGTTCGGGTGACATCAATAATCTTAACTTTGACTTAACACTTGGAGCCGGTAATACCGCAACTGGTATGTCTGGTTTTGGCGTTAAGGCTGCTTCACGAGTAGCGACAACGGCTCAAGTTAAAGCTGTTGGCGTTGAAGACATACCGGGTAATGATATCGACGTTGCGACAGAACGTGCCTTCCCAATTTTGGAAGTGCGAATTCTGCGTGATGTTAGGTCAGTATTCGATGTGGCTGCTAGTGTTGTTGGCCCAATTTAATAGGGGAGGATAGAAAATGGCTATATCTAGAGCTAATATTGCTAAAGAACTCCTTCCCGGTCTTAATGCCGTATTCGGTCTTGAGTACGGGGAGGTTAACAACGAGACAGAACCACTTTTTGAAAGCGAGAATTCTGATCGAGCTTTTGAAGAAGAGGTTATGTTTACTGGTTTTGCAACCGCACCTGTTAAGGGTGAGGGTGCTGCAGTAAGTTATGATACCGCACAAGAAACTTACGTTTCACGGTATACCAACGAAACTGTTTCTCTTGCATTTGCAATTACTGAAGAGGCGATGGAAGACAATCTCTATGATACGTTTTCCAAACTTCGTGCTCGTGGTCTTGCTCGTGCGATGGCAAACACTAAGCAGGTGAAGGGTGCTAATGTCTTTAATAATGGCTTTAGTACAGCGGCTGCTTATGTTGGTGGTGATGGCGTAGCTTTCTTTAGCACTTCGCATCCTACGGTATCGGATGGCGTACAGTCGAACCATATTGGTTCTAACGATCTTTCTGAATCTGCTTTGGAAACGGTACTTACCAATGTCCAAAAGATCAAGGATGATCGTGGGATTCTAATTGGTGCTTCGTCTGTATCGTTGCATATCCCGGCTGATTTGTGGAACACTGCAGATCAGATCCTACATTCACCAGGAACAACTACTGCTGGTGGAAGTGATGCTTATGCCCAGAACAACATTAATGCCGTTAGGCATATGGGTATGGTGCCTGATGGGTTCTACGTTAATCGTAGGTTTACGGATACCAACGCATGGTTTATCAAAACCGATGTGCCAAATGGTGCTAAGACGTTTGTGCGTGTGCCACTGCAAACCAAGATGGAACCAGACTTTGATACTGGTAATCTTCGCTTCAAAGCCCGTGAGCGTTACAGCTTTGGGTTCTCTGACTGGCGTAGTTACTTTGGATCTCCTGGGTCCAGTTAATATTGCAAAGATGGGAGAGAGTGTAAAAACTCTCTTCCACTCTTTCTAGGATTGAAGGGAATAACATGGCAACGAATATTAAAGCTGCAACCGTTACAGGTAGTGGTCAGCCAATAGACTTTTCCGTATCTACTACTCCTACTACAGCAATAGGTGGGTTGGGTACGGTTGTCGGGGTTGGCACTCGTATCTTAGGAATTTCTGCTGCAGTGACAGGCACCTGTTCGATTACCGATACTTATACATCAGTGAACACATCTAAAACCCGTACCAGAATTAAGTTTGCCGGTGATCACGATGTTTATTTTGGTGAGCAGGGAGTTAAATTCCTGGGTCAGGTAATGGTTTCCGCACCTAGTTCTGCTGCTGTAGTCATGCTTTATTATGGTTAATCATGCCTGATTATGATTATTTGATTACAGATATAAAGAACACGATAGAAAATGATTCGACAGAGTTTGCCACACAGTTACCAAAGATTGTTAATAAGGCAGAAAATAAACTAACGACAGACCTGGATGATCATGGTTTAAATTCTTTTGTATCTGTAGCTGTATCAGCAAATGTTAATACCGTTAGTCTTGCGAGTGGTACGAGAATCGTTCGCAATTTTTCCATGACACAGGATGGTGCCAGGAAGAATATGTTGCTGCGTACAATAGAATATGCAAATGATTATTGGCCGGTGAGTGCTAGTACGAGTGCTCCTGTCTATTATGCTTATAAAGATAACACCACAATTAAAATAGTTCCCACTCCCGCATCTACGCATAACGGTGAGATTATGTATGTGTCGAGGCCAACTACTTTGACCTCCACTGGAACAACCTCTAACTACTTCACAGATTTCTGTTATGATGCTTTGTTCTCCGCATGTATGGTCGAGTCTTCTTTGTTTATAAAAGACTCAACAGCTACACAACTATGGGAGACACAGTATCAGTATCATATAAGTGCATTACGCAATCAGGCTCGTAGAACTAGACAGGATGACATGGCAGTTAATGCAAGTCCTGCCGGTGGACCGGATACTCTTATTGCAGGATCAACCTAATGACTATTAGTAGATCCAATATCGGAAGGGAGATTAAGATGGCTGGTAAAAAGAAAAAACGTGGTGGTTCTATAGGTAGGGGTATGGGTATTGCTCTTAAAGGGGGTGGTGCCGTTACAAAACCACCACTTGGTTCGGGAGGCAGATTTAAAGCTTTAAGTAATAAGTTGAAGAAAAGGGGCGCAACAAATCCTGGTGCTCTTGCTGCATGGATTGGTAGAAAAAAATATGGGCCAGCAAAAATGGCTGCAATGTCTAAAAAAGGAAGGAAAGCATAATGCCTGAAATCGGAAAAAAGAAATTCGGTTATGATGAGAGTGGTATCCAGAAAGCTCGTGTCGCTGCCGCTAATGAATTAATGAAACCTGAAACGGAACTCTTTAGAAAAGCTACTTATCTCTATCCTGAAGATCCGTTGGTTCCTAAAGGAATGACTGGTAAACCTACAGGTCAGGGATATGGTGCTGCACGTAAGGGTCCAGATGTTCACGGTCCTGAAAATAATGTTATTGTGGATGCTACTTATCCCAAAGAAGAAAGCTTTGCTATAGATAAGAGTACAGCTTATAAACGGGAGGGTAAGTAAGATGTCTGTTGCTGCTAAATTAGCTGAAAAAGCTGCGTTGAAACTTCTTAAAAAAACTTCTATTTTTGTTACTGATACTCTCAAATTTATAGATGATCATGGAGTAACAGAGGCTAAAAAACATTTAGGTGACACTAGAGTTAAGAAAGCTAAAAAGAAGATTGACGATAAGAAAGCAAAAGAACAATTAAAAGGGAGAGCAAAACAACAAGAGAAAAAAGCTGAAGAGAAAAAAACAGGTAAAAAAACTGCTAAATCTACAAGTAAAAAACCTCGTAGAGTAAAAAGTAAACGTGGTAAACAGAAACGAACTAAAGAAGAATCAAAAGAATTAGGTAAGCTAATTGCACAGCAAAAGAAAGAATTACGGGATGAGGCATTCCCTCCAAGTGGTTCTACTGCCGGTGGTAGAAGAGAGCAAATGTTAATACGACCTGGAAGAGTAGCTGGTCGGAAACGTCTTCCTCGTGAAGTAGTAGAGCATCCTAGTGGTAGATTAAAATCTTTACATGAATTTACTGAAGATCAATTAAAATCTTTTGAACCTGGAGAAGTAGTAGAACAACGACTTAAACCTCATGCAGATCCTGCGAGTATGATATATCAGCAGATGCGTGGTCAGGAATTGACTCCTTCTCAAGATGCTGAGTTTCAGGCATTACTAGAACAAGGATGGGGTTTAGATCGAAAGAGGGGTGGTCAAGTTAGACAATATTCTATTGGTGGACAAATTGGTAGTGGTGTTGGTACAGCTATGAGAGGCTGGGGTGCAGTCTCTCGTAAGAAAAGGAGTACATAAAATGCTTATTAAAATAGGAAGTAAGATAGTTGAGGCTGGAGTTAAACAAGGTAAAAAACTTCTACAATTAGGTGGAGCGGAGAAAGTTACGAAATCTGCATTATCATCTAAACAAATAAAGAATATTGTACCTTATACTGGACCGAAAGTTACTGGTAAAGTAGCAAAGGGGAAAGGAAGTATATCTCCAAGGGCTATGCGAATGAAAGTTAAAGAAGGTAAAAGTTATGGACGACCTGATTATTCAAAACAGCCTCTTCCTAGAACTCCTAAAACACAAAAGAAAACACAAGAAATAGCAGAACGATTGGAATCTGGAAAAGCGGCTGAAAAACGTAAGAAGGAAACTGGTTCTTATGTTGGAAAATCAAAAGATAAAAAATCTACAGGTGATCCAACTAAAAATATTCCTGAAGATGGATATAAGCCTCATATTGGAAAAGATGATGAATTTGTTAAATATCAAGGTAGAAGTTATATATTAAGAAGTAAAAAATCTGGTGAGGAATCATGGTATAGATTTAAAAAGGGAGGTGTAGTTATGAAGAAAGCTCATGGTGGTAAAATGAGCCATGTTGCTTTGTCTCCTGCAGAAGAGTCACGTTCCGGTACAATGTCGGAAGCTAAACGTAAGAAGTATGCAAAGACAGGTGGCGTTGTTAAGAAGAAAACTGGTGGTGTTGTTAAGAAACAGGCTGGTGGTCCCTTTAAGCAGGGCTACAAAGCCAGGGAAGACGAATCACTGGGTATGCGTACTGGACCGGAGTCTGGTAAAACTCAATCAATGGCTGCTCGTAGAGATGAGTCCTATGGTGATTGGGGTAAACGCAAACGTGGTCGAGTGAATATTAAGAAGGGTGGATCGGTTCGCAAGTTGAAGAAGGGTGGACAGGTTCGTAAGATGAGCGAAGGTGGAATGTTGGTAGCATCTCTATATGAGACTATCTCTTAATGCCTTTTAAATCTGAAAAACAAAAGACCTATCTCCAAATAAACGAACCTAAGATTTATAATCGGTGGAAGAAGAAATACCCTGTGGTTAAAAAGAATAAAGGTGGTAAACTTTCTAGACGAAAGAAAACTAGATGAGATCTACAATTGCAGTTATGATTGCTTTAATATTTGTAACTTTTGTATTGGTAGGATGTTCTTCTACGTCGGAAGTAAATTCTACTAAAGCTACTGCAGAATTATCATCTAATACCCAACCTATGGTTGTAATGTCTACTGTTTGTAGATCATTGACAGCTATACAAGGAATTATGGAAGGTGATAAGGTGTCTTATGAAGATGCTGTTAAGATCCTTAAATATTATACAGAACAAAACTTATGTAGAATTTATTATCCTCCTATAATGGTTGCAGTAGAAAAAAAGATAGACCAATATATAGATTATAATAATGAAGTGACTTCGATTTGGAAACTTAAAGATCAAGAATTATGGACGATTGTAATCCATAGTTCTTTAGATTCATTTAAAAAGAACTCGCAATCTAAGGGTCAGGAAACCTAATGACGATTAATACTCAATTAGTAAGACCAAATGAGAAAGATTATAATACCTTTAAGGAATATTTTCAGGATGTATGTAGTTACCTACATGAAAAATATAAAGATACTTAT